TTTAGTATTTCCTGAATTATACCTGGTATCAAACGGTCTCTGGGATTTAAACATAAGGCATTTGGTATGCTGTAATTGTCCCGTACTTTGTAGGCAAACTTGTACATCATGTCATAACTTATATGTATTACTTTAAACATATCAAAAATCCCTTACCGGGTTAAAACCTCTATCATCGTCATCGTCCCAGTCAATATCTAACTCAACACCGTCTGAAGAATACATCTTTGGTCTGTTGCCGGCAGGATCATCATACGCCCTTACGAATGAGTCTGCCTCGAAATCTTCGACAAAAGCGCCTACGCGGCCTTCGTTCTCCATCATGTGGTCATCTTTATCAACTGGTTTATTTTTTATTTTATCATGTTCCCTTACAGCCATACCCTTATAAGTCGGATAGTGCCAGTTCCTTCTTTCAAAGCGAGTTCTTGTTAAGTCGCTGAATAACATCAATCTTGGATGAGCGTCCGGGTATTTATTTAAAACGGCGCTTGGATTAACTAAGCTTGTTACTTTTTCTTCATCGGTTACTTTTTCATGTGTTAAGCTCAAAAGATGGCCTATTCTTAAAGTATTAGCCGTTCTGTCTTTACTTCCCTTCATTGGGTATAATCCCAAATCCATAAGCTGATCAGCCACACACTTTTCTTCAGGTCTGAGTTGTTCAGTATTCCATATCCAGGGATCGGCTAAAAAGAAATCATGCTTACGGCCGATCTGCATTTCTCCCATTTCTATAAAGTATTTAATCGATTCTATCGTCCCGTTTTCAAAAAACTCCGCGACTTCATAACAATTAGGCATTCCTTTTATCAAAGGATGAAACAGACCATCATAGTCAATCCACCACCACATTCCGGAATGTTCCATTTGAGGATGCGGGTCCAGGGCCAGAATCAACACACCCTTGTCTTTTGGTATCTCAAATCTCTCAATAACCCATGGGGCTTCATCGCGGGCCATTTTATAAACATTACCGCCCTTGCGCACCCGTTTACCTTTCAATCTTATATCTATATCAGTCTGGTCTACACATAAATCCAGAACCTCGTCTATCGCTTCCTGAGTAATTGTAGGATTTTCATCTGTTGCCATTTCAATCATAAATACTTTATCGCTGCCTTTTTCAGCAGGAACAAATATCTTTTCCTCTGTCCAGCTTACACCTTCAATCGCAGTGGCCCCGTATAACATCTTGCCCCGGTTAGAGATAGTACGCATTGCATTCTCAGCCCAATAGTTTTCTTCGAGCTCCTCATCCACATAAATTGTGTCCCTGGCCGCACCGCCATGAGCTTTTAACGGCATACCGTGAGTGAGAAACTCTACAAAGCTGCCCTTGGCCTCCGAGTCCTTCTTCCAGGTGATAATACGTTTATTCTGATTGGCGTAAGCAATATCATCCAGCATACTCTTAGTGGCCCACTTCTCGATTTCAGGCCCGATAATGTTTTCTACATAATTCGAGTAATCGATCGCCACAACCCGTATAGCCTGTTTGGGGTTTTTAATCCACTGCTTATTATCTAATAACTTTTTACAATGGTCCCTTACCTTTGGGTCAAAAGCATTCTCGGAAAGTGTTTCAAGGTTGTTTCTCTGAAGCGGGTGCCAGCCTTCGGCCCTCATTACAATATCAACACAATTTGTAGCCGTTTTGCCGGACCTGTTTCCGCCAGAAATAGCTTTTGTTTTATGGGGCTGTAAAAAGTAGCTTAATTCTTTGGGGTTGGGATCGTATAAATATCTTGCCTGTGCAGCCTGCCATGCCCACAACTGACGAATAATAGTTTCCTGTTTCTCCCTGGTAAGCTTGGCAAATTCACCATTAGCTTCTATCCTTCTGATCTCGCGTATCTGATCAACAGGACGTTCTTTTTCTAAATACCAGTACATCTAACCCTGCACTGTCCCGCCGTCTGCATCAGTCCTGATTCTCTGCGCCTAAGGTCTTTTACTAAAACACCATCAATTCTATCATTATCATCTGCCGCATACGCCAATCCAGTTTCAATGTTAATATAAACAATACTTCCAGCATAAAGCTCTTCAGCAGCTACGATTTCCCTAAATTTATTTCTAACATAGTCGAGATCAAATTGATTCGAAGCAGAACCTTCGTCACGCCACCATTCATAAGATGCATCTGATATAGATTCCTGCGCCAGCACCTGCGGAGCAAGGGCCAGCACACCAGCACCTATGCCTAATTTCCTGAAGAACTCACGTCTTTGCACGTATCCTCCCCTTGGTACATCATATCCCCATCGTGTGCTGTATATCAATCAAAGCATCCCTGATCATAAGTTTAATGTGTGGATTATTTTTCATTAATTCTCTTTTTGAGCGTCCGCCATCATACCGGAAACGGGATGTATCTAATTGGTTAAAGGTTAATTTGTACTTATGACCGCCTTTAACATAAAATCTGGCACACCACCCACAAATATTATCAAATACTATACCGGAAAACTTACACTTACTTCTTCTGAATTTTAATAATCTTACCATCCAAAAACGCCTCCAATAATTTTTTCTTTGTCATAATAAACCCTTCTTAAATTGTTCAACATTTTTATCTTCCAGCATATATATATTATCAAGAGCGCACCCGTCATTACCAATAATCTTAAATCCATTTACTCTCAATTCTTTCGCCTTTTCGAAGACATAAATTTTAGAAGCACCGCACTCCTTACACACCTGGAGATGGCCGACCTCCTTAGCTAATTCAGAATACTTAATAGAATGCATGTGAATACTGTGAGTCTCGGGTTTATAGTTTGCCTGGGCCTTAGATTTATTTATAAAATTATGAATAACGTCTAATAACTTATTCAATTCTTCCCCTTTATGATACGCAAATTATTCTTCGCATTCATCATCTGAATCGTCTCCTTCTGCATTACCTCCTTAACCGCCCTGATTGTACGATCTAACATAATCTTATCTAAAAAAGTACGAAGAATCTCCATAATCTGCTGTTCCTCAACATCGTCACGATCAAACTTCCAGCTTAAACTCCCGTCAGCCTTCGCCGTTATTGTAATTACTAAATCTTTTGGTTCCATCTAAAACCCCAATCTTTTTCTACTGATTAATCCTCGGTGATACTCACTCGTACACACCATCAAATTACCCTCTACGTCAAAAATACCCTCGTTAACCGTAAAATCCCTTTTAAGAACACTTTTACCCTTAGACCTTAATTTACCATTACCGCGTTCATTATGGCGGTACTCACGCATATAACGAAGCCGCTTCTCTCTCTGAATGTCCAAAGGTACACGCACCGCACCCTTGTCAGAACGAACCCGCTTCTTATACTTCCTCGGGTTACCCGTCTTCTCACGAATCTTCTTAAATCCCGCAGGACTCAACCCATACACCTTAGCAATCGACCTGTCAGACAATCCTTCTATCTCGTACTGAAGTACCTGTGACCAATCTATCTCTATGCCCGATCTCGTCGTGTAGGTCATTGCTCTTTCATCAACGTCTTTAATAGCTCTATCTCTTTCTCAAGCATGCCCATCCTTTTGTCAAATATACTGCGTAAACCGTTAAAAGATTTATCTACCAAATCCTGAACCGCCCGCTTTTGGTGTTCCAGCCTACACTGGGCAGACCTTTCTTGTATCATAGTATTATACTTCTTCTCAGTACTGTCCCAATATAAAAATTGATCATAACTTATCCAAGGCATAACTCTTCTCCTTTATTCCCAAGTTAACACAATTTCTACAAATGTCAAGTCTTTTTTATGTTAACTTCGATATGTTGAATCCCCCCCGATTTTATACCCCGTATACAACTCTTATTTGTGGGTGAGGGATGTAGCGTATCATATGGGCACACCCCCCATTGCGTTTTCGAGGGCCGATATGCACGAAGCACACCCCCCCCCCTATCTAACAGGCCAATACTATGACAATACTATACATTGTGTTGGTTAACATAAGTATAATGAGTTTACATAGTGTATATTATATAACATTTTTGGCGTTGTTAATTAAGGACTTAGGGTAGGCGTGTGTCAATCTGTCACTTGAGCAACTGGAATATCATCTAAAATGGAGCGTACTTCTTGGCTTGCGTTGTCTATGGTGATCTGTGTATTGATCTGTACTTGTGGGCCCGGTCTATATGTTTCGGGCCGATGCGATTCAAGGAAAAATTTACGGTCATTATAACCTTCGCGTGACTGCTGTATAGCGATTTTTAACCCACTTTGCTCTACTTGATCTAACCAGGCTTGCTTGACTTCATCTATTGCCCTGGCTAGGTCGGGGTCGGTCTGTATGGCTTTAATCAGTGTCTGTCTGTGTATACCAACAGATTGAGCCGCTTTGCTTATGTTGTAATCGGTGCCTAATGACTTCAACACTTCCAACTTTTTCTTTCTGGTAAGCTTGGTTTGTTTATGTAGTGGCCTGAGTGCTTGTCCCGGATCTGGAATGGAAATTTGTGTTATTTGTTGTTCATTCATGGTTATATATTACAATAATAGGCTGAAAAAGTCAAGTTTGATGTGATTCGTGGGATTTTCTCCGCCCTGCCTCCCCTGTCAAGATTTAAAAAATCTTTGCCCGTTTGCAGAAATGACAATTACTTTCACTGGCTGTCATCATAC